AAGATGGGTAGTGCCTCTACCATAATAGGGTTATGCACAATTCTACCACCGAATCGTAGGTCGGCACAGTTAGTAACTCTGGGGATATTACAAAAGTTACAATCGGGGACTTAGCTCAGCTGGCTAGAGCGTCTGCCTTGCACGTAGAAGGTCGTGGGTTCGACTCCCACAGTCTCCACAATAGAGTTAGTTTGGGCCCAAAGAAAAACTCTATTCGTTGAACCAATCGGAAGGTTGGGAATATGAAAGTCATGAAGTATTTTAGGTAAGTATGCCCAACGGCCTTGGGTGGTTGCTGGTTCAAATCCAGCCATGACTGCAACTAGCGGTATAGTTAAATGGTATAACAATGTTAAAAAAGTTAATCTGATTAAGAAGATTACGTTCAGCATTCAATATAGCCTGTCACGCCATTGTTCTAGGTTCGATTCCTGGTGCCGCTGCACATCTGGTAACCTCTGGTAATTTTATTTACAGAGAAAGGTTGAAAATACAGGTATTATAAATTCTATCTGGCAACCTCTGGTAATTTTGGGGAATACTTTAACTGGTTAGAAGACCACCTAAACGGGTGGTAGAGTAGGGTTCAAGTCCCTCTTCCTCAACAACAAATATAAATGTTATGAAAAACACACAAAATGGGGGTGACCGCTTGGGAGCCCGTTAACAAGACAAGAACGTATAGAGTTACGTAAAAAGGAAACTGGTAGCAGACATCAAAAAAAGCTAACCAAGTATTCCGATAATTTCAATGAAATGTTCAACTTTTTCCTTAAATCAAATAGGAAAGGCATCCTATCTTTTTGTGGTGCTATCGTAAAGGTTGAATTTGATGTCAACGAAACAGAAGGAAAATTCACATTCAGAAAATTTGACAATGGAGATTTTAGAAATGGAAATCCAATAGTATCAAGACATCCTAATATAGTAAAAGCTGTTATTGTAGGTAAAAAAGCTTGGGGTCTTTGGAGTGACCAATGGTCAGATGGGATTGTTGAAGGGACGTTTACACCTAAAGAAATCTTAGATATATTTGAAGATGAAGGAATTAAGATTCCTAGTTCACTGTTAACTGAGTTCTATAAAAGAATTGCTAAAAAATTTGGAAAAAAACATAACACTTTGTTTGGATAATTAAAAACTAATTAGTACCTTTGTATCATGAAAAGAAAGATATTACAATACATGGCCGATTACATCATAGAGAAACTACGTATGGAAATTGGTGGAGACGAGAGAATATTCCAATTCTATTTAGAAATGGGAATGTGGTTAGACTTCTACGCTGTTCTTTGGTTTAACATTGAACTAGAATAAAAAAAGTTTAAAAAAAACTTGCACAAGTCAAAAACATTTCATACCTTTGTAATCTGAAATATAAACAAAAACAATTTAATTTAAAACTAGAAAATTATGAGTAAATTTGCACAAATGCTATCAGCGGATAGTTCAGCAACATTAGGAAACAGAGCGAAAAATTTAGCAGATGCTGCTGTATTGGAAGTTGAGTCTTTCATCGCAAACCTAAGAAAAGAGAAATTGCAATTGAATAGCAAGTTAAACGACTTGACTGACTTGGCTCCAGAGAATACTTACTCTCTACGTCCAGGTGGTGCTGATTTCAACGCTGCTAAATGGGTAGCTGAATTACACAGAACGAAAATGGATTTAGCTTTGAAAGAAGTTCAACTTGTGGAAGCACAATCAATCTATGACGAATGGTTTGCTGACGAGGCTCCAGCTGCTAAAGCTAAGAAATAATGAACATACCAAAGGTTTATTTGGCGAAGTCTAATAGAGCTAACCCAGAAGTGGTTACTAGAGTTCGCCAAATTCTTAACCAATTTAATCTACAAACAGTTGAATTCAAAGGTGGTCAATATAGTCACAAAGACTTATTGGAATGTGAATACATGGTTGTAGTTCCAGATTTATCTAAAGAAGATGAATACATAATTGGTAAAGGATTATTTGAGCAAATAGGTGCTTTTAAATATAGGAAAGGTTATGAATCAATTTGTGTTATCAGTGATGAAGCCATAAATGTTAGAGATATTGATGAAATTGAAGCTTTTGATTCTGATGACAACTATATTGAATACGGTGCTATCTATTTTGAACATGGTAAAGGTTGTCCATTGGATAAAGTTCTAGAAGATTTATGTTTAGATAGAATTCCAAATCATGGCTACACTAACACGAGTATTGGTTCGGAATACGAGTATATTTTAACTAGAAAAAGTTAAAAAAAAGAATATAAAAGGTTGCATTTTTGAAAAAAGAATAGTATCTTTGTAGTATAATTTGATAAGGTGTTTGAGAGGTGTAGTCAGATGGGAGTTCTTCCTCTTTATCGAAAGATAAATGAAACTTAGTACTGGCGGTGGTATCAAACACAGAGTCATAAGTCTCTGGGTCGGTAACGTCACGGAAAAAGACCTCGGATTCTATCCGAGGCAAATGGTACCGTAGCTCAGTTGGTAGAGCACCGCACTGAAGATGCGGGTGTCAGTGGTTCGAATCCACTCGGTACCACAAATAAATAAATTTAACTATGGCAACAGCTGCAAAACGTTCTAGACAGTCTAGAGTAATCGAAATGCTTGAGAAGCAATTAAAAAGTGGTGTGAAAACACAAAAGAAAACAACTGACGTTAAAGTTCCTTTGAATGATTCTGATATCAAAAGAATCAACAAAGAAATTGAAGTTCTAAAAAGTAGAACATAATGAAAAAAATGTTTTTAGTAGCTTTGGTTTTAGGTTTAACTGTTTCATGTAAACCTAAAACTGAACAACCAACAGAAAACGTTGAAACTTATGATGCTGTAATCCTTTCAGATTCTTCTGATTATCGCAATCATGACGAACCTACAGAAAGTGACGTTAAGGTATCTGATAAGCGTTATTGGTCAAGTTCTGAAACTAAATTACCAGTTGGTATTGTTGTAAATAAAGATTGTGCTAATTGTCGTTCAGAAAACGAAAAAGCAGATTTAAAAGACAACTACATTACAATCAAAAGGCCTAACGAAACGTTAACGATTAAAAAAGACATTGATGAGGATTTATTCTTAAATGTTGAAGTCGGAGATATCATACAATAACATACGTAAAAAATAAATTCCAATGAGAAGAAACGGAAACAGAACCATAAAGGTTAACAAAGCAGATTTAATTGCTAAGATTCAAGAAAATAAAGCACAACATATCGAAGCTTATACCAAAGCTGTTGTGGCTTATAAGAAAGAAGCTCTTAAACAATTAGCAGACATCACCAAAAAAGTTGAGGCTGGAGATATGAAAGTTAGATTAGATTTAACTACACCAGTTGACAACAGCAATAACTATGACAAAATCATTGACATGTTCAATTGGGAAGTCGAAGATATCGTTGAATTAGAGCAATCTGAATTCAATGAATACGTCCAAGATGAGACCGATTTTGCAAGACATGCTTTGATGTCAAATAGTATGTATTTGGCTGGGTAACAGCTTGATTTACAGCTTATTAAAAGTGTAAAAAAGATTAAAAAATATTCGTTTTTTACTTGACTTTTAATGAAAAATGTAGTATCTTTGTAGTATAATAAGTAGAGAATAATACAATAACATAATAAACAAAAAACAAAGAAAAAAAAATGGCTGTAACAAAAACAACACCCGCAAAGAAAGCAAGTGCTAGCACAGAGATTGTCTTAGGACAAGCTGCACAACAAATTACTAAAGCAGTAAGCGAATTAGCTTCTGCAACTAACACAATCAATAAAATGGTTGAGCAAGCTGAAGAGTTAACTTTACAAGTTGCTAACAAAGAAGAAGCGATTATCTCTTTAGATGTAGCTTTTGCTGAAAAAGAGCGTCAATTGAAAGTTGATTTGGATTTAAGTTTCAGAGCTAACACAGACCGTGTTGTTAATGAGTACTTAACAAGCGTTGGGAAAACAGTAATTCCAGCTAGTGAATTGAATTCATTGCGTAAAGAGTTAGACGAGGCTAAGTCTAACACTGAAGGATTAATCAAAAGAGAAGTTGCTACGGTAGTTTCTAGCCTTAAATCTCAATATGAGAATGAAATCAAATTGATTCACTCAGAGAATAAAGCTATTGCCGCTGAAAACGCTGCTAAGATTGGTACTTTAGCTAACCAAAACGAGTTCTTAAGTGAACAAGTAACTAAATTGTATTTACAATTAGATGCTGAAAGAGCTGCTGGTATCGAAAGAGCTAAAGCTGGTTCAGTAGGGTCAATTAACGTTTCTGGACAAGGAAAATAATACCCAAAAATATAAGCTAAGTGAGAAATTGCTTAGTTTGTAACTAGACATTGAAAGATTATTTCAGCAACAAAAAATCTATAGCCTGTTAAGCTCGTGATATGGGTTCGAATCCCATACTGTCCTAAGACACTGGGCGGTTAGCTTAATGGTTAGAGCACGAAAAAGAAAAAAGTTAATCTTGTTGTCTAACATATTGTGTTGTTCCCTTGAGAAAGGAAAGCTAGAATTGTAATAGATGATGAATAGTCTACACAACATAGAGGCCTCAGCCTCAAATACGGAGATAGCTTAGCGGTAAAGCACTCCCCCTTGAATTCGTGTGTAAGGTTCGATTCCTTTTCAGTTTGGAAGCATGACGTAGGGAGTTACGTAGGTTCGAATCCTACTCTTTGTACAAATAGGTTTGGTCCAATGTATGTATATCATCCTTTGATGGTCTATGTAAAGCAGAATCAAATCAATTAATAAGAACATACTTACGTACTTTAAAGGTGGCTCCCTTTCCCACATTTGGGATATGAGAAAAAGAGCTGTGGCTGACCATGGGCATCTAATTGGGTTAAATCTCCAATGATACAGGGGGCGAAGTTGAAGGAACGATTTCTAGAATCAAGGTGAGATTCCCGTAAGTCACTGTTCTTAAAAAATAAATGACATTATCTTTGGTAGTGTCATTTTTTTTATGTACCTTTGTAATGTAAAAAAAAAATAAGTTATGGGTTTAAATTACCAATTAGGTCAATATGTGGGTGAATATATCGTAGCGTTGCACTTGCCAACGTTAAGTACTGATATGTTAAAAACTAGAACAGTCATTGAAGTTTCTCCAGAAGAAACTGCTGAATGGGAAATATTAGAAAAACCACAACAAATTTATATTAGTAGCAAAGACCCAGACAGAGAAGCTAAAGAAGAAGCCAGAACTAAACGTTTCTATGAAAACCGTAAATGGTATCATAAGCTAGAAGAAAAATATCTTAAAGAAACCATAGAAGTTCTAGTACCTAGAGTTGTACCTACCAACATGAAACAATTTACTCAAGGAATCAAAGATACATTATGGGATTGTGATAGGTCACACTATAAAATTTTAGATGGATATTTCCAGCAAACAGACAGCTACGCATGGTGTTCTAGAATTATTTTAACAAGACACATAGAAAAAATACCAGAAAAATTTGCATAAGTCAAATATTATTCATACCTTTGTACTCAACAAGTTAAAAAACTAAAAAAATAAAAAATGGGATTTAAAGATTTATTTATTGTTAGCGAAGAAACACCTACCGATAAACCAGTAGAACAAACAATACCTAGTCCAGCACCAACATCTGCTACTAAGTTTCCTAGTTCAACTCCTCAACCAGAGGAAACCAGTTCATTTAGTTCTTTTGGTTTTCCAAAAGCAGAACCAGTGACTGTTACACCTACATTTACTTCAACACCAACATCTTCTCAAGGTGTAAGTGAAGAACAATTAGCAAAAGCTTTAGCGACATATACCAATGGGTTTGATTCTTTGAATCAACCTGGATATGATTTCTATGAATTCTATCAAGCCGTTATCGGTGCTGGGGTTGATAACCCGCAGATTTATTCAATGGCATTTGCGATGGGTAATGGAATGGATAAAACAATTACCAAGAGTAAATTGATTTCTCAATCAGATTTTTATCTAACTGAAATCAATAAGGTTTATAATGATTTCGTAGCCAAAGGTAATGCGAAAAGACAAGAAGTTATTGACCAAAAAAATCATGAAAACCAATCACTTATGGGTGAATTGGATTTGATGAAACAACAATTAGACCAATTACAAATTCAAATTGCTGACCGTCAAAATAAACTATCAGTAATCGATAGCAAATATGGTCCAGTAATTAGTGAAGTTGAAAATAAATTAACAGCCAATAACATGGCTAAAGATAAGATAGTTAACTCTATCGAACTAGTAAAACAAGGAATTAATAACAATTTAAAATAAAAAAAAGATTATGCAAACACAAACACAAACAGCGACACAAACTGCATTTAATGCGAATTTGATGAACCTACCTATGATGAAGAATTATAGTGAGAATGAAATTTCAACAAAGGTTGATACCTTTAGAAAAGGAGAGAAAAACATGTTCTGGTTCTTTAAATTAGCAGCACTTATCGGTGTTGGTTATTTAACATGGACATACGTGTTACCACCAGTATTCCAAGCAATTGGTCAATTATTAGCAGTATTCGCTACGGGTGTATTTATTGTTGCTGGAGTTATTATGGCACCAGTAATTGTTAAGGGTATTCGTGTATTCACAAGAGCAATCCACAAAGCACTTATCAAGTATGACCCATTTGCACAGTTAGAAATTGAAAGACAAAAAATGCTTACAAATCAACAAACATTTAGAGTAGCAAAACAAAACATTGTGTCATTGAAACAAGAAATGGAAGTTGAAGCTGATAGGTCAGAAAAAGAAGCTGAACAAGGTCAAACTAAAATCCTATCTTTGCAAGGTAAAGCTGGAACAATTAAACAAGCCATGGATGAGATGGTTAAAGAAAAAGGTGTTTCTGCCAAAGGTGAAGATGCTTATGTTGATTATGCTGCTAGCTTACAAAAGTTACTTGCTGAATCGCAACGTGTGGCTAACCAATTGAACCAATCAAAAGATTTCGTTCAAAAATATGGTTCTCGTGCTAACGTTATGAAGAAAATGGGTCAAAAGCTTACACTAGTTGAAACTGCAATGGATATTAAAATCCAAGACTTTGATGCAACTATCATCATGCTTAAAAAAGACTATGACTTTGGTCAAAAATCAAACGCTGCTACGTCTGCCGCTAAATCAGCAATGGGCTTCGCTAAAGGTTGGGAATTTGATTATGCTTTGGATGTTGTTACATCTACGATTGCTGCTGATATCGCAATTACTGCTGGTAACTTGAAAGATATCGAAAGTATCACAAGCAACTATACTTTGGATTCTGATGAATTGTATGCAAACTTAAACACTATCGCTGATAAGATTAAGGTTGGTGCTGACATCATTCCAGATGCTAAACAATACTCTAACCCAGAATACAACTTGTCATCAAGTGACAAATTGAAATCTGGTGGGTTCGGAGATATGTTCTAAGAAAAATTTAAAAAAACTGTTCGAGTAAGAATCATGACTCATTATCTGATTTGGAAGTGGTGAACAACTATATTAGTGGGATGGCCGAGCCTAAACGAGTAAGAAGGTAGCTAAAAGAGTTTTAGGTCGATGAGGATAGTTTCTCCGATAGCGAAAAAAAAAATAAAAATAATTCATAATAAATTTGGTAGTGTCAAAAATTAATACTACCTTTGTAGAGTTAAAATTAAATAGTATAAACTAAAAACAAAATTTAAAAATGGGAGCAATCTTCAAACAACCAAAATTAACTACCTTAGCTGAGGGGACAATCTTAGCATTAGGTCTAGCAATCGTATTAGGAATCGTTTATTTCGTATCACCTGGATTACGAGTTGCTGTATCAAAGCAATTAACTTCATTAAGTATCAATACTGATGAATTAAACAACGTAACGAGTGGTGCCAAGTTACCAACTCCGTCTAATCAGCCATCAACAGCTGTAGCAAACAAAGGTCTTATCCGTATTGCAGAATATGCATGGAATGGTAACGCTGGTATGATTGTGGCTAATGGTGGTCCACGTACAACTCAAGGTTCTCTTATGGAAGCTTCTGGTGTTAACTTAGAAATCGTAAGACAAGACATGGTCGGTGGGTTACGTGATATGCAATTAAAATTCGTTGAGGAATTCTCTAAGGGTGCTCAATATCCAGTATCTGATAAGTCAGCGTTTGGTGTAAGTATTATGGGTGACGGTGTGCCGTTCTATATTACGACTACACAAAAAGCTTTGGATGAAAAATTTGGTAAAGGTAAATACCACGTACAAGTAATTGGTGCTTACGGTCTTTCATATGGTGAAGATAAATTAATCGGACCAAAAATCTGGAAAGAAAATCCACAATCAATGAAAGGTGCTGTAATATCTTCTGTAATCGGTGATGGTGACTGGGTTGTTGCAATCAACTATGCTTTCGCTAACAAGATTCCAGTAAATCCAGACCCAAGTACTTATGATGCTAATGCGATTAACTTCGTACCATCACAAGACGATGACTACATCAACTCTGTAAAAGAACTTATCAAGTCACAAAAAACAGGTTATACTGTTCCTTTAAAAGTAGTTGAGAATGGTAAATTAACAGGTAAAACAGTTAACCACAAAATTGATGGAGCAACTACATGGACTCCTGGTGATAAAATGGCTTTTGATGCTTTGAGTGGTTTCACCGATGTAGTTTCAACTAAAGAGTTTGTTAACCAAATGGCGACAACACTAGTTGTGATTAAAGAATGGGCATTGCAACATGAGAAAGAAGTTGTTAATATCTTGAAACAAACATATACTGCTTCTAATCAAATCAAACAATATGATGAGTGGGCTGTTAAAGCATCTGAATGTGTTGCTAAAACATATGACTTTGAAACACCTAAATACTGGTATGATTTATTCAAAGGTCAAAAAGGTACCAAAGATGGTTTAGATTACAATATCGGTGGTTCAAAAGTATTCAACTATGCTGATGCAATGCAATACTACGGAATTACAGATGGTAACAACAGATACAAAGCGGTTTATAACCAAGTATCAGTTTACTTGACAGACTTAAACCCATGTGGTTTCAATGAAACATGTAAAGATGGTGTTGTACCTTACGAAGATGCGGTTAACTTATACTTCTTGAAATCAGTAACTGATGTTGCTTCTGGTAAAGCTGATAAAATAACTTATACTGACACTAAAACTAAAGTATTGGCTGATGGTCAATGGAACATTAGCTTTGCAACAGGTAGTTCGGAAATCGCTGGTTCGGAAAAAGATTTAGAAGCAATCTACAACTTACTAGTACAAGCTGAACAAACCAAGTTAAAAATTGTTGGTCACACAGATAACGTTGGTAACTCTGAATCTAACTTATCATTATCTAAGGGTCGTGCTAATTCAGTAGTAAACTACTTAACTGGTAGAGGTATTTCTAAAGACCGTTTCCAATTGGTTGATGGTAAAGGTGATACTGACCCAGTAGCTGATAACAACACTGCTAGTGGTAAAGCTAAAAACAGACGTGTGGAAATCACTTTGTTAAACTAACAGAAACATAAACTTACAAAAATCCTTAACACATAGTTAGGGATTTTTTTTTATGTAAAAATTAGGTTATATCAAATATTAGTTGTACCTTTGTTGAGTAGAAATTATAAAACACTTAAAAATGAAAGAAACTAGATTTTTAGCACATGTAGAAAATAAAGGTTTTTATGCTGATGAACAACCAAACTATCAATTTTCTTATACACATGACGAGTTAAAAGCAAAACCTTATAAAACTATGGATGGTGTTACCAATATCTTAGAAAGATGTGGTGATAAGAATGGAAAAAGAACCATAGTAAAAGTTGAACGCCAAATCACAATCATCGAAAAAACAGCTTTTAAAGGTTCTATAAGAGCCAAAAAGAAAGAAGTAGATTTGGAAGCTGTTAGACAACAAATGATTAAAGACCGAGAAGCATATAAATTAACACTTAAAAAAGATTAAATGAAAAGATTATTTAAACCGTTTGAGAGTCTTAAAGGCTCTAGTAAAACGACAATACTAACATCATGGTTAGTAATTCTATTAACGTTTTGGGGACTTAACAGTTTTGGTGATACTCACCTTTTCCCAACACCACTACAAGTATTGCATGGATTAAAAGACCTTTGGGCCGATGGGTTGGTCGTTCACATTGCAAGTTCAATTTGGTTATGCAGTCAAGCTGTAATGATTTCCATCGTGATTTCACTTATGTTTGCTTATTCATCTGCAATTCCATTCTTTAAACCAGTTGGTACATTCATATCTAAGCTTAGATATCTACCTTTGACTGGTATCGCATTTTACATTGCAATTCTTATCAATGATGCTAGAACACTTCAAGTCTGGGTTCTTGTTGTTTTTATGACAACATTCTTAACTACAAGTCTTATGCAAATGATTAAAGATATTCCAGAAGAAGAATTCGACCACGCTAGGACATTAGGTTGCAGCAGATGGGAATGTTTATGGGAAGTTGTAATCAAAGGTCGTATTGACTACGTATTTGAATTGGTTAGACAAAACTTGGCAATCGTATGGATGATGCTTGTAACCGTTGAATCTATCCTTGTGGCCGCTGGTGGACTTGGATTCCTTATCAAGAACAATGATAAATTGGGTGATGCTGGTAAAGTAATCGCATTGCAAATCATAATCGTAGTTGTAGGTTTAACCTTAGACTTCATTATCACAAAATTAAGAAAATTAATCTTTAGATATTCAAATTACTAAACTATGAGTTATAAAGCTGAACAAACGTTATTATACGTTAAAGACCTAAGTGCTGGTTACGATGGAAAAACAATCCTTAAAGATGTTTCTTTTGAAGAAAAAGACATCATAAGACAAGGACATGAATCAACTGGGCAAGTAATTGCTTTTATTGGTCGTTCTGGTAGAGGTAAATCTACCTTATTCAAAACACTAACTGGTTTATTGAAACCATTAAGTGGTCAAATGCTTATTAGTGACTTAACTACCGATGTTGCTGACGATGCAAAGAACTTGTCAGAGGGCGACATAGGGTTTGTAGACCAAAAATACACCCTTTTTAGACACAAAACCATCACACAGATTTGTGAGTATGCTTTGAGAAAATCAACGCTTACAAAGGCTGAAAAAGAGGCTCAGATTAAAGAGTATCTAACTGATTGGGGATTATTGGAACACAAAGATAAATATTCTTGTGAATTATCTGGTGGTCAAAGACAAAGAACTGCAATCATTGAGCAAATGCTTTCATCTAAACACTTTATGATTTTGGATGAACCGTTCTCTGGGTTGGATGTTGGTAACATCGAAAAAGTGAAAGAATCATTTCTTAGAATTGGTAAAAGCAATGAATACAATACAATTATCTTTTCGACACATGATTTAAGACTTGCTGCTGAATTGGCAGATAGTATTTATATTGTTGGGTTTCCAGAAGGTGAAACATCGTATTCAACGATAGTTAAACACTACGACCTTAAAGCAATGGGGTTAGCGTGGGAACCATATGGTAATGGTCATAGAGAGTTGGTTAAAGACATGAAAGAATTGCTACTTAAATCATAATGGTAGTAGTAAGTAGAAGAACCATTCGATTCTTTGAATGGGTATTGAATAGTGAGGGGATAAGAGGGTTAGCTTTCTTTCCCTTCATATTTATAGGTGATGCAAGTGATATATATCCAGAGCTAATAAATCACGAAAAGATTCATTTAAGGCAGCAATTAGAGCTAGGAATCTTACCATTTTATATATGGTATTTGATAGCTTTGTATCGAGTTGGTTATATGAATATTTCATTTGAAAAAGAGGCTTATGCCAATGAAAATAACTTGACTTATCTTAAATCCAGGTGTATCTTTGGATTTAGAAAGTATTTAAAGTAATGGTGGGGTACCAATAAAACCAAAAAATAACATATTTATAAACAAAAACAAAGACAAGATGAAAAAAATGATTTTCGCATTAGCTTTATTAGTAGCAGTATCTTTTACTTCATGTAAAAACGATGTAACAGCTACTGATGCAACTGCTACTGATTCTACAGCTGTTGCTACTGATTCAGTTAAGGTTGACACTACAGCTACTTCTGTTGATACCACTAAGGTAGCAAAAGATTCTGTAAAGTAATTTAAACTGGTAATGAGTTGATTCGCATTACCTTGTTCTAGAAAATAAGATGTCGTACATTTAATTGAGAGTGTGGGATATGTCCTAAAATAAAACAAAATGGATAGTGAAGAGAATAGTGACGAGAAAAGCGATGGGGACAGTATGTCTGATGATAGCGACTTTTCTAAACCCATTTGGGTTCGACATTTTAGTTTACAAACTGACACAGTTAACAAACGACTATTGGAGTACAATGCACGTTCTTTATGGGTTGGCATTCCTATCATTTTTATTGTCTTATGCCTTCTTTAAAATAGGTAAAAAAGCAATAGGAAATTTATTGATAACGTTAGCGTTATTTTTAAACCCGTTAGGTTATGATATTGTAGTATATGGTATAATGACATTAACACATGATTACTGGATGACAATGAGCATCATGTATGCTCTGGCTGCAACATTCTTTGGTATTTTTATGTATCTATATAGAATAAACCCAGTTGAATTATTCAAGTATCACGCAAAAGAAACGCACACAAAAATTACTAATAAAATCAAAAAAAATGACAGATAAATTTGACGAACTTTTTAATGACTTCTTAGGGAAGAACAATAAAAAAAAGATTTTAAGAAAAGACGCTAAGAATAAAGAATTCGATGCTGAAAAAGAAGAACAAATCAAAGGTCTTATCAACATGTTAGACAATATCGAACACGTAGATAGTATAGATGAGCAACTAGGTGAACCAGATAAGATAGAAACATTTGAGGAAGATGGGTTCCATTTTGAGAAAAGAACATGGTACGCTTTCGGTGGTGAATTGGTAAAAGTGGTGATGGTTGACATTCCACATACAATAATAAGCCCAGAAAAACCTGTGTTTTCTCAAACACTTGAAGAATTATTAGCTGAAGCTGTAGATAATGAAAACTACGAAATAGCAGCAAACATAAGGGATGATATTAAAAAACAAAAAAAAAATTAAAAAAAAGTCATAAAAAACTTGACTTATATTAAAAAAAGTAGTACCTTTGTATAACTTTTAAGAATAAGAGTATATTTATTAGAAACGAGGTAAAACTCACAAATAAAAAAAATTATGAAAACAACAGCAACATATCAAACGAAACAGTATCAACCTAAAGGCGGAACGCCTCAAGGGACGACTGGGTATGTCATGTTGAAGGATATGATATAAGGATAGAAAAATACGCAAGTATTAATTTATACAACCCAGTTAGAGAAATCTAGACTGGGTTTTTTTATGTTCAAAAATTAACTAGATGTGGGAAAGTTGGAAATCCGCTACACTTGGACCGTAGAGACCGCAAGTTCGAGTCTTGCCATTTAGACTGTCAGACCGTTATTAATTCATAGACCGTGTGCAACGGAGCGTAGAATTAAAATTAACTAGATGTGAAGGCAATTGGAAGCCGACTCGATTTGGAATCGAGAATTGTTTAAAAGCATTATGCGGGTTCGAGTCCCGTCATCTAGACGAGAAGAGACTGTTACTGATTCATAGGGGCCCATACGAAGTAAGTGTCTGCATAGAATTAGAATTATTGGGATATAATGTAACGGTTAGCATTACTGGTTTTGAGCCAGTCCGTCTAGGTTCGAATCCTAGTATCCCAACATAGATAAAGAGTGATTTCAGCAAGTAAACAAAAACAAACTTTTAATTTGAAACAACATATCACTCTGTTCTTAATGGGTCTATTGAGCAATTGGCTGGCTCGCTTGGTTGTAGCCCAAGTTTGAAAGACGTGGGGGTTCGAGTCCCTCTAGGCCCACTGGCGAGTATGTAGTTTTATTGATTTCTGGAAAATGCTAGACAAAAAATCAAAAATGGGGTCTCGCCAAAGTTGGAGAGTTGGGGCGGTCTGTAACACCGTTGCGTAAGCTGAGTAGGTTCGAATCCTATCGGCCCCACTCGCTAGGGTAGATTTTAAATTTTTGACCAGAACTTGGCTTTTCAAGTGGACAATAAAAATTACAATGCCGCATACGCACAAAAGGTGGTGCACTGGATTTGTAACCCAGAATAGAGTCGGTTCGATTCCGTCATGCGGCTCTGGTAACTTTTTTGTACTTTTTACTTTTTCTAGATATTTATTTAGAAAGAAAGTAAAATGGGAAGAAAAAAAGCAAATATTCATTACATATATAAAACAACATGTAATGTAACAGGAAAATATTATGTTGGGATGCATTCAACATGTAATCTGGAAGATGGTTATATGGGAAGTGGGTTAAGATTAAGAAGAAGTATTAGGAAATATGGTGTAGAAAACCATACAAAAGAGATTCTAGAATATCTACCAACAAGAGAAGAATTAGTTCTTAGAGAGATTGAGATTATCACAAAAGAATTGATTTCGGAAGATTTATGTATGAATTTAGTCGTTGGTGGTCAAGGTGGTTTTATTAGTATTGAAGGAGCAACAAAAGGTGGTTTAACGTCTGGAAATATTCATAAAAATAAATTAATTAATGATGTTGAATATTTAAAGGAACGTCAAGAGATTTCTTCAAAAACAATTAAAGAATCGTTTAAAAATGGTAAGATAAAATCATTTAATTGGAAAGGTTATCAACATACTGAAGAATCTAAAAAGTTAATGTCTAAATCGTCTAAAGGAATGGGTATTGGTGAAACAAACTCACAATATGGTACATGTTGGATAACAAATAATGGTATCAACAAAAAGATTAAAAAAGAAGACCTTGAAACTTATCTAAATGAGGGTTGGTTAAAAGGAAGAAATTTAAAAAATTAGAAATAATGTTAACGTTAGAATAAGTTAATTCACTTGATTTCTGGATAAAGGGATGGTTTAATAACCACGTTAACAAAATGCCTCAATAGCTCAGTTGGTAGAGCACTTGTTTTGTAAACAAGATGTCGTTGGTTCGACCCCGACTTGAGGCTCAAAAAGTAGGATAGACGTGCAGCAATGTATGGATTACGCCAAATATGGGATAATGACCCATTGATGAAGGGATAGAGATGAGTGGTTCCCTTTAAGTCCTACTGACGTTATTAAAGTATACTGGTTTTTGATACCGCTTTACCGTTAGGAAAATCCTTATAAGGGCTGAGATTTAATATCAAGCGTAGCAAACGGTCTTAGGAGATTAACAGAATACAAAGGGGGTATGACGGGTGCAGAGAGAGGCACAAATTGCAGAAGTAGCTCAATTGGTAGAGTGCTAGCCTTCCAAGCTGGATGTTGCGGGTTCGAGCCCCGTCTTCTGCTCAAAGTAAAAATCGTTGCACATAGCGAAGATAGTAAAGATAACTATCACCCAGTTAAACGATTCTGGGTAAAATTGCGGGAGTAGCTCAGTGGTAGAGCAATGCATTACCAATGCATAGGCCGTGGGTTCGAACCCCATCTCCCGCTCTAATATGCGTCCCATAGCTTAGTAGGAAAAGCGGAGCCCAGTGGGGGCTTATGGATGGAAGGTTCGAATCCTTCTGGGAGGCCAAATAAAAAAAATTGATTAAAAAAGATATGAAAACAATAAAGAACATAAAGAGTAAACAGTAACTGCCTTCAATGCGTTGAAGGGATAGTTACGACTATGGCTTCAAAGCATTGATGGCGATGCACCCCGCTTTTAACGGGGGGAAATGGGTTCGATTCCCGTTGGGGCTACTAGATTAACAAAGCATCTATAGCCAAAATGGAATAAGGCACCATACTTTTAATATGGGCTGTCTGGGTTCGAGCCCCAGTGGATGCACAAGTACTTGATTACTAGAACGATAAAGTAGAATTTGCATAATAAAGTTGATAGCTTTATTATGCATTTTTAGGTTTATTACGATATTAGTTGTTTATATCAAATTAATTTAATACCTTTGTATTATGAAAACAGAACATTATAATAAGTTGGTAGAAGTTGTCGGTAAAGAAAAAGCTGACAAGATTAAAGATGCTATGATTGAAGCTGAATTAAGAAGAAAAGATGAAGATATCAAGGAAGCTAATCGTTTGATTAGAATGGTTGCTGTTATGATACCTAAAGAAACCCTTATTGATGGTGCTTATTACAATGGTCATAGATGGAGAGCTGGTCATGTGGCTAAATGGGATGCTACCAAAGGAAAGTTCCTATGTATCAACTTTACAATGGGTGAGTTCTATTTGGAAGACTTGCCATATTTTGCTGATGTAGCTGAAACAAGGTTAGATGGTTTTTTACCATTTGAAATGATTAAAAAAATAGAAATAGAATAACAAAGAAAGAGGATTCATCGCTGGCAACAGAGGAAGTTCACGACATCTCTCCAAGAGGTAGGAGATACCTACGAAGGCCTAAAAGTGGGACTGTCAACGAAGTATCGTTATTACTACCGCAACACGGGGTGCAACACATACAGTCTTAGCAAGGGAACTTGGATTGCTATGATAGACGGGTAGTGGCTTAGATAAATGATGAAATAAAACAGGAACGTGGCTACGCTCACTTTGTTACATGCAGAAATAGTTTAGTTGGTAAAACACCCAATCCCCAGGGACAAAAAGTCGTATAACTACGTGAAGATTCAGAGGTTCGATTCCTCTTTTCTGCTCAAAAAACTTGCAAACAGACAAATTAATTCGTATATTTGTAGAAAATAATCTAGATGAAAAAACGAAACAAACATTATTTAAGGGAAAAAGAGATTATACGTCTTAAACTTAAAGACAAAGAGATTTCAGATGCCATAAGAAATCAAGGCTACATTGAATTGGAAAAACCAATACCACATGGTTTTGATGCTGAATGGGTGCTTAGAGAAGATATACTTAGACGTGAAGATGCCTCAGCATTCCAAGAAGCTTTGGATGTATGTAAGCAAAAAATCTGGTCTAAAAAGAAAGACTTCAAGTCTAGAGATTATAAAACAAAAAAATGGTATATCATGTATCCTAAGTTAAATGAGATTAACAAGGAAAAATATGAAGCATTATCACCCACGGCTAAAAAGTTTTTCGTTGTATATGATGACTGGCGTAAGAAGTATTGGAAAAGTGGTTATAGTGATGTTCACTATCGTTGCACACTATCTTATGAGTTGGTTGTGAAAATTACTCAATCATATATCACACATCGTAGAGAACATGATAACATTCTTTATCAAATGGATGCAGAGAATGAGAAGATGCTTTACAAGGCAGCCAAAGGATTTCCGTGGGGTGGTTACAGTTATGGTAAATTTTGGAATAGACATGAGTTTAAGAAAGAGAAAACCATCGCTAAGAAAGAACTAAGACAACAACTAAACGAAGAATAATCCATACCTAGTATGGATTTTTTTGTTTCTTTTGGTATATTTATATTAAAAGAAATAAATGATAAAAAAATTATTAAGAGAAGGTATTATAAAAACTAGTTTAAATGAAGGTCCCGTTAAACTATTTGAAACGGTTAAAGACTATTTTCAATTTTCGGGTGATTTAGATGAAGACATACATAATTTGAATGAGCTTTATGTTTATTTAAGAGAAGAAGATGATTTTGACCCATTTGCACATGGTCAAGCAGCACCTACCGAAAAAGTAGATAAAAATATTTGTTTATTAACATTTTCAAATGCAAACGCTAAGTTAGATTGGCCTTATTTTTCTTTACCAGCTGGTTATACATGTCCATTCGCCACTGTATGTAAGAATTTTGCGTCTAAACCTGGACAAAAGTTTAAAGATAACAAATCTTTAAAACAAGCTAGTGATAAAACAGAACACATGTGTTATGCCGCTAGAGCTCAAGCACAATATCCAGAAACAAACAAGAAAGCTTTTAGTAACCTATCATTATTGATGACAGCACAAAAAGATGGTGGAGTTAAAGGTATGGCAGATTTGATTATTGAGTCAATTACGTATGCTGGTTTAGACCGTAGCAATATCTTTAGAATACACGAGGGTGGGGATTTCTTTTCTGACGCTTATTTCAAGGCTTGGATTGAAGTTGCAAATGCTTTCCCAAATATCAAATTTTACACACATACAACATCATTAAAATTTTGGATATCAAATAGAGGTTCTGTACCTAAAAATATGAATTTAATAGCATCAATGGATAAAAATAACGAAGAAACAATCTTACAAAATAATCTAAGATATTCAACTGTAGTTTATAGTATTGAAGATGCTAAGAAATTAAGATTACCAATCGATTATGATGATTCATTAGCGTGTTGTAGTGATACTAATTTTGCGTTGTTATTGCATGGTGGTCAGCCAGCTGGTACTGACGCTTCAAAAGCTTATATGGCAAATAAAAAAGCTGGAAATTATGATAAGTTAAAAGACTTACATAAAGCTAATAAAGGAAATCGACAAGATTTACTTAAGAACAAATAAAAGTTTTATATGAATATTAAAAAAGAATTAAGAGCCGCTTTATTAAAAGAAGGCAAACACAAAACCCATAAAAATGAATATGGGTGTCTTATGGTTTACTTAGATGTGGCCAATGAAGATTGGGATAAGTTACAAGATATGATTGATGACGAAGACTTATATGTTGATAAAGAAGACCCAAGCTATGGTAGAGAAACTGAGCCGCATGCGACAATATTATTTGGTTTCCATGCAGATGTACCAGATGAAGATATAGAACAAGAAATTGATAAAGTAAAAGAACCTAAGATAGGGTTCAAAGGTATATCAGCATTTAGCAATGAAAAGTTTGATGTTTTAAAGTTTGACGTTGATAGTGATGACATGCATAAAATGAATACAAAGTTTAAGAAATTTCCAAATACAAATAACTTTCCAGATTATCACCCACACGTAACAATTGCTTATTTGAAACCTAAAACGGCTGACAAATACATAAAAAAAATGAAAGGTATGGAAGACATGCCAATCAAAGTTGATAACTTGGTTTATTCAAAACCAAATGGTGAAAAAAAGACATACGAATTAAATTAAAAAAGGGCCCAATGGGCCCATTTTTTGTTTTAACCTTGACCTACAGATTTTTTTAAGTAGTTCTTAGAATTTTTCATTTTTGATGATTTCGATTTCGAATGAATTCCAGGTCTCTTCTTATGAGTCTTTTCAAGTCTGCCAGAAGTTGTTGTTGATGTTGCTTTTGCCATGTTAAATATTTTTTTAATAAATACTTGTTTTTTAATAAAAAAATTAGTATATTTGTAAAAAAAATAACTTATATGAAAAATTCAATCTTAATCGATATCGATACGGAAAGAGACCAACCAATACTTATTGGGAAAGGTCAAGAAAATGAACCGCCTACTAATAGAGAAGAGGCGAAAGAAATGATACTAACTGACATATCTTGTTTATGTGAAGCGTTGATAACCTTGATTCACGTGGCTGACCAAAATGAGTACGCACACAAAGAAGATATGGTAAACAAAGCCATAGAACAGTTAACTCTTTTATTAATTCCTTCAACTACAACTGAAGAAACTACCGACAATAACGAAAAAGCTTAATCGTTATGTGTGGAAGAAATATTAATAACTGATGACCAAAGAAAAAGAGCCAAAGAGCTTTATGAGTTTAATGTATTAAACGGGTCTGTAACTGAAGGAAAAGGCAACGAGGTAGGTGCGTTGGGTGAAATAATTGTTTGGGATAAATACAAAAACAAAACCAAGTATGTCGGTTCTTACGACTACGATATGATAATTAAAGGTGTGAAGGTTGATGTTAAAACCAAAGCACAGAATTATCCACCAGCACCACACCATACCTATAATATCTTCGCATTCAACACTAAACAGAAATGTGATTACTATTGCTTTGTCGTTGTTCATAATGACTTAACCAGAGCATGGATAGTTGGGTGGAAAGATAAAGAGAAATTCTTCAAAGAAGCTAAGTTCCGAAAGAAAGGTGAGTTAGATGATAACATTCCAAATGGTACATGGACATTCAAAGGTGATTGTTATTGCTTGAATATTGGTGAATTGGAAAATAAAATCAAAAAAGACTTGGAAGAAACAAAATAAATTAGTACCTTTGTATTAAAATAGATATTATGATTGTTGACAAGACTCAAAAGAATAGATTAACTGCTGTACATTCGTTTACAGTGTTCCCACAAGATTTAAACTATGCCGATACACTTTTCGGTGGTAAGGTTATGGCCGAGATGGATATAGCTGGTGTTAAGGTTGTTAGACGTGCTTTGTATGGTACAGGTGCTGATGGTGCGGTTACAGCGTGTGTTGATAGAATTGATTTTAAGAAACCCGCTTTCTTAGGTGATTTAATTACAATGATTGCTGAAATTAAAACGCTAGGTAAATCTTCAATACAAACAAAGATTAGTGTTAGTAGAGAAACCACTATGGGTGTAATCGAGGATATATGTGCTGCTAACTTTACGTTTGTTGCCATGAAAGATAAGAAGTCGTTCCCACATGGGCTAAGTTTTGAACTATTAGAAGCAAAAGATGAATAAGCCAGTTATAAAATTTAATGGTGGTAACCCAGTTTCGTTATGTAAAAAATGTTCGACAATAACGAGCTATGTTAAATACGATGAAGAAAACAATTTTATTAATGTTGATGGTACCAAACCAAGTTTGTATTGTGATAAGTGTGCAGATTTGATGGCATCTAAAAAAGTTAGAGCAACTATCAAATCATGTGTTACATCTGAACATTTAGAAGGTGCCGTTAAATTCTTATATGCTTATCTTAAGGAATATGAAAATAATGATAGATACAACGAACTGGTTGGTTTATTAACAGAAAAACGTAAACAAATTGAAAATGATTAGAGAAGTAGAATTTGACTTAGATGATTTCACGGAAGATGAAATGATTGAACACTTGGAATCATATGCTCATCATTTGGATATGAAACAAATAAAACGTTTAAGAAATGTGATAAAAGAAGGTGAAGAAAACCTAGTTGATGACATCTTAAAAGAAAACGAAATCTATACAATGGCTACATCATATTCAACGATAAATGATGAGATTAAAGTTAGAATGGTTTTAGAGAACTTACATAAATTTACGCTTACACAAATTAGCCAAATATTTGAGAAATAATGAAAGGTACATTTAGAAAAGAAATACATGGTAAAGAACTTTATCTATTCAATGGTAAAGGTGAACTAATCTTCAAAAGATGGTTAGACCAAAAAAGGTCAGTGGTGTTTGACGTAATGACTTATGACAAAGCAACACTGGTTTCAATAACAGACGAAACAATAAAAAAAAGAAAAACATGATTAATATTATTGTAGCAGCATCAACCAATATGGTTATTGGTAAAGATAACGATTTGCCATGGCATTTGCCAACAGATATGAAACACTTTAAAGACATTACCAAAGGACACATAGTTGTCATGGGTCGTAAGTGTTGGGAAAGTATTCCAGAGAAGTATCGACCACTACCAAATAGAGAAAATTTGGTGGTAACTAGAAATAAAGACTATGTAGCTGAAGGTGCTGAAGTTCATACTGATTATACCAAACTATTAGAGTCATATAAAGAGAGTGATAAAGAACTTTTCGTTATAGGTGGAGCTGATTTATACAAAGAAGCCTTTGCTTATGCTGATAAATTGTTTTTTACACAGATTTATTCTAACGTTGAAGGTGATACCTACTTAGAAGGTTTAGATGTTAAAGACTGGAACCTAATTGACAGTGATAAGATACTGGAAGAGAACGGTTTAAAATTCAGATTTGAAGTTTATAAAAAATTAACCAAGTAAAAGTTGCATTCAACCAAAAATTGTAGTACTTTTGTAATATGAAAATAAGTCATGGCAATAGAACGTAAAAAAGTTGAGAAAAAACCAGTAGTCGCTATAGAACCTAAAAAGAGAGAACGACCAATCGAAGTTAAACCAGAAGTTAAGGTTGTCGAACCAGCGAAGGTTAAAGCAAAGGTTGAGAAAAAAGTAGAGGTTAAGGTTGTTGAACCAGTAAAAGCTAAGGTAGCCCCGAAACCTGTTCCAAAGGTGGAACCTAAGAAAAGGGTAGAACCAAAACCAGTAGTTAAGGTTCCAGTAAAGCCAGAGATTAAAAAGATAACAGAAGAAGAACCTGTCAACTCAGAGTTGGTAATGGAATCAAAAAGAGTTAGAGCAAAGCCTAGTGATGACAAATATATTAGGTTTGCTTCTAGCCAATACAAAGATAACTTCAAGGTTATCTCAGAAAGAGTACAAAAAAATGAAATTAAGTTCGCTTATTTCGCAATAGATGGTGATGATTTTTATCACTATTATATATTAACCAAAAATTAAGAACAAGATGTCTTTAAAAGAAAAAATCAATGCTGACTTTATAACAGCATTCAAAGCAAAAGAAATGGAAAGAAAAAATTTCCTAGGTCTTTTAAAAAGTGAAATCCAAAACGAAGAAGGTAGAGGAACTGTAACAACTGATGGGTCAGTTTTGATTATCTTACGTAAAATGGAAAAATCTCTTAAACTAACCAACGACCCACAATCCTTGGTAGAGTTATCATACATGGAACCTTATTTACCAAGTCTTATGACTGAAGAACAAATCAGAACTATTGTTAAAGGGTATAAAGATGCTGGGTTAACAAATGCTGGTCAAATGATGGGTTTATTCAGTAGAGATTACAAAGGGTTAGCTGATAACAAATTAGTTTCATCAATAATCGCAGAAGCATAATGGATTTAGTTACAATACTTTTTGGTTATGTTTTATACTTCCTATTAGTACATTGGGTGGGTGATTTTGTTTTACAAACCAGACACATGGCTATGAGAAAAAGCACTAGTAACTATTACTTAGGAATGCACGTAACAGTTTATACTGTAACGACTATACTAGCTTGGTGGTTATTATTTTTGATAGTTGGGTTAAGCGTATCATCATGGTTATACTTAGCAGCTGGAATAGCGATATTTGTAATGCATTTCATAACCGATTATATTACTAGTCGTATGACTACCAAATATTATAAAGCTGAGAAAAACTATGCGTTTTTCACTACTGTTGGGTTTGACCAATGGTTACATTACGTGCAAATATTTATCGTCTTTAATTACATTATTTTACATACATAAAACACTATGAATCAAGAACAAATTCACGCAAGCTTAGATAAAATGCTTGACAATCCGAAATCTAAAAATTTCCTTAATCACCTAGTTAGGTCTTACATGCCAATAACCAGCGTTGAAAAGGTTTGGGAAACACCAAAAGGTGATTTCAAATGTGTATTGACCAGAGAACCATTGTTTTCTTCAGAAGATATCCTAGAAGGTATTCACACTGAAGAATTCAAAAGTCAATTCATGAGCAATCTAAAGAATATGTTCAGTGAGAACGCTAAAGTAGAATCACCAATAGCTAAGCTTATAGGTGATAGAAAAATGGGTGTTACTGGTAAAGACACCAACACGTTCATGTCATACCAATCATTCCAAATCTTTTATGATTGGTTGATTACAAAGGCCCTTAAAGGAGATAAACACATCAACTGGTTGCTTGGTTCAATTAGAAGAGAATCGTTTATCAAACGAGCTGAAAGCATCGATGACGTTGATGTGCAGCAAAAAATAAATAAAATTAACTCAGTTAAAAATAGAACAGCTACGTTCACATTAGGTGATTCTAGTTCTGCTCTATTGAAATTGAAAGAACAATTAGAAAAAGAAGAAAAATGAGAATAAAATTAGACCATCAAAGGGTTTTGTTTGCTTCGGATTTGCACTTTTGTCATACAAATGTGATTAAATACGACAAACGACCTTTTGAGAGTGTCGAGGAAATGAATGAAACGTTGATTAACAACTGGAATTCGAAAGTTAGCGACAATGATGTCGTATTCTATTTAGGGGATTTATCCTTTGATAGAAATGGTAATGATACACAACGTATCTTAAAGGAATTGAAGGGTAAGATACACTTCATTCTTGGAAATCATGATGATGAGAGAGATATTCGTAAATTGAATCGATTTGAAACAATCAGCGATTATGTTAATCTATCAATAAATGATAATGATATCCCTAGAAAAAAACAAGGGATTATGATGATGCACTATCCTATTTTATCGTGGGACAAAGCACATCACGGAGATTGGCACTTGCACGGGCATTGCCATCAAAGCTTGGTAACTCAGAATCCAGAATACTATGAAAGAAAAGTATTAGATATGGGTTGTAATGGATGGGACTATGCTCCAGTTCATTACGATGAAATAAAAACAATAATGGCGACCAAGGGTATTGGTAATGTAGACCATCATGTATAATTAATAAAAACAAAAAATATGAGTGGTAGAAAAAAAGCAGTTAGAGCAACACCTAACGAGATTGAAAAAATTGTTAAAGAATTCCATAGCAACTTTGGGATTAAAAGAATCGACTTTGGTGATTTAGATGGTGAAGAGATTTACATCGGTGAAGATGACGAAGTAAATGTTGGTTTCACTGGGACTGAAGAAGATGATGATGAAGAAGAAGATTACATGGTAAATTCTTATACTGAAGAAATTAGCTTCATTGAATTTGCTATTATAAATTCTTACTTGCATGATGCTTTCAAAGGTAAACAAAAAGAATTGAATGTAAGAGCCTATGGTACTAGCGATAATATCGGTAGAATCGATTTCGGTGGTGGTTTTGAAGTAACTGGTTCGTACTGGTTTAGTACTACTATTGAAAATGATGAAAATGATTACATTTTCCAAACCAAAATGTTCTTAGATGGTCGTAATGAATTGGTTAATCAATTTCACCTTACAGCCAAAAAAGGTATTGACCATAAAGCTTTTGCTGAGTTGGTTAAGAAAATCAAAAACCTTTCATTTAACAACTCTGAATACAAAGGTAAATGTATCAAGGTTAAATTGAGAGAAGGTCGTTTCAAAGGGATTGAAATCATCAACATTAAAGATGCTAGTAACGAGCTTATCCTTAATGATGTACAAATGAAATACATCCAACACTTTATCTCTCGTGTGGCTAGAGGTGGAAATGCGAGATACCTATTAAACGGAGAACCAGGAACAGGTAAAACTGAAAGCATACGTGAGATTGCTAGAAAGTTAATACCAAATGTTACTTTCGTTATTCCAGACTTCGGTAACTCGGAAGACCTAACATCAATCATGGAAGCGTGTGAGATTTTTGAGAACGCAGTTATCGTAATGGATGATATTGACTTGTACTTAGGTTCAAGAGATAACGGAAGCTATACCAGACTATTAGGTCAGTTCTTATCATTCTTTGATGGTGTTAAGAAACGTAAGATTAGTCTTTTGGCATCAACCAACGATAAAGGTCTTGTAGATAAAGCAGCAGAAAGACCTGGAAGATTTAACTTCACGTTAGACTACAGTTTCTTAGATGAAAACCAAATCATCAAGGTATGTAATATCCACTTGCCAGAGAAATGGCAAACAGAAGAAGTTTATTCTGCCTTGAATGGTAAGATAAATGGAAAGAAGGTAAATATTACTGGGGCCTTTATCGCTAACTTGGCTGATAACATTCGAGAAATGTCTGAGGACGATGAGAATTGGAGTGTTGAAGACACTGTGAGTCTTATCAACGAATCATACAAAGGGTTCTACTCAAGTCAAGTCGAAAAAGAGAAACAATCAATGGGTTTCAAAGTTTAATAAAAATATTTCCCGATAATTTGGTTTATCGGGATTTTTTTTGTACCTTTGTATTATAAAATTAGAAACATGAAAAAATTAAACGAAGCGGAAGCAATTGGAATTGTTATTGGTAGATTTGAAACTCCTTATCTACATGATGGTCATAAAGGGTTACTTAACCATGTAACCAGCAAACACTCAAATGTTATTGTATTTTTAGGTATCGCTAGAATCCAGAATACAAAAAGAAATCCATTAGACTTTCCTACAAGAAAGAAAATGATACAAAATATGTATCCAAATGTTATCGTTCTACCACAAGAAGATAATAGAAGTGATGAAAAATGGTCTACAAACCTAGACAACACTATCCGAACAATATTTCCAGATAAACCAGTTATCATCTATGGTAGCCGTGATTCTTTTATTCCTCACTATCATGGTAGACATCATGTAGAAGAATTTACACCAATAGATTCACACAATGCTACAGAAATTAGAGAAGTTGCTGCTCAAACTGTTGAAGAAACTGAAGATTTTAGAGCGGGTGTAATCTATGGTATTGCAAAACAAAGACCAGTAACCTATGCAACCGTTGATGTTGTTGTAGCTAGAGAAGGACAAATCCTATTGGCTAGAAAGCCAGCAGAAACTCTTTTTAGATTTGTCGGTGGTTTTGTTGACCGTGACGATGTGAATTGGGAAATGGCTGCTCGTAGAGAGTTGATGGAAGAAACCAAATTATCAGCATTGGGTATGACTTATATTTGTAGTCAAGCTGTTGAAGATTGGAGATATGCTAGAGAAGAATCTGGTATCATGACAACTTTGTTTATGACATACGAATGGGACCAAATGGGTCGTCCAGAAGCTTCTGACGATATCGCTGAAGTTCGTTGGTTCGACTTAAAAGATTTGTTAAACGTAATCACAGAACCAAGTCAAGGTGATGGTCACATTCCAAAGGTTGATTACGGATTTAAAGTTGAAGATAAGATTGTTCCAGAACACGTTGAGTTAATGAAAACATTCTTGAAAAAAGTAGTAACTGATAAATTAATCAAATTCTAATGAGAGATAAAATACTAGTATTTTTTATAGGTTGGACAATAGGTTTAGGTGTAATATCTTACATCGTTCAAAGCTTAGGTTTATGGTTATTAGCAACACTATTCCTAGTTGGGTTAATCGTAGTAATTCACGACATATTTCAAACCAAACACGCACTTCTTAAAAACTATCCACTTGTCGCTAGACTTAGATGGTTATTTGAGTCGGAGCGTTCAAAGATACAACAATACTTTATTGAACACGACACCAACGGAACACCTTACAATCGTGAGAAACGTTCTGATGTCTATCAAAAAGCCAAGGGTGAAATCAATACAACACCCTTCGGAACTCAATTAGACGTATATAAAGAAGGTTACGAGTTCTTAGGTCACTCTATGTACCCTAAAGACATTTCATTGATTGCTGAGCCTCGTGTAACGATTGGTGGTGAAGACTGTCGACATCCTTATTCAGCTAGTATTTTTAACATTAGTGCAATGAGCTACGGAGCGTTGTCAGATGCTGCTGTTAGAGCTTTGAATGGTGGTGCCAAGTTGGGTAATTTCTATCACAATACAGGTGAAGGTGGTGTTAGTCCTTATCATGTAGAGAATGGTGGGGATTTATGTTTCCAAATTGGAACTGGTTACTTTGGTGCTGGGAGAACAGTTGATGGTAGACGTGTATTTTCAACACCTAGATTTTTTGATACTATATTAAATAATAAGAGTATCAAGATGGTAGAGATAAAATTATCACAAGGAGCCAAACCTGGTCATGGTGGTATTCTCCCAGCATCTAAGAATACTCAAGAAATTGCTGACATACGTGGGGTAGAACCACATGTAGATGTAATGAGTCCCCCATACCATAGTGCATTTACTAACCATAAAGAGTTATTAGAGTTCATAAGTGAGCTTAGAGACCTATCTGATGGGTTACCTATAGGTATAAAACTATGTCTAGGTGATGAAAGTGAGTTCATATCGTTGGTATATACTATGAAAGAACTAAAAATATACCCAGATTTCATCACAATTGATGGTGGAGAGGGTGGAACAGGTGCTGCACCGATAGTTTTTACCAATAATGTTGGTATGCCACTAGTAGATGCGTTGATTTTTGTTAATAAAACACTTAAACAATACGACTTGAGAGACAAAATTACTCTTATTGCATCTGGAAAAGCTAGCAACTCATTCGATATTATCAAATTATTGGCATTGGGTGCTGATATTGTTAACGCAGCACGTGCATTTATGCTTAGTTTAGGATGTATTCAAGCTAGAGAGTGTAATATGAACACATGTCCAGTAGGAATTGCTACTCAAAACAAGCATTTAATCAGTGCATTGAACCCAGAAGAGAAAAAAGTACGTGTTTTTAACTATCATACAGCTGTAATCCATGAAATTCGTGAAGTTTTAGGTGCTATGGGGTTAACTAGTCCTAAAGAATTGAAACCTACTAGTGTTATTGTTAGAAATAACAAGGGTACATTGAGTAATTATTAAATAAAACATTGGATATATTTGGTTATTAAAAATATTAGTAGTACCTTTGTATCAAATAAGAACAAAAAATTTTAACAATATGAGTTTACAAACACAATTAGCTACGAATTTAGCAACTGCCATTCAAAATAAAGATTGGTCTAGTATTGAAGGTATGCAAAAATACCTTACTAAAATCATCACTAAGCCAGATAACTTGGTCTTATGTTCCGATGGTTACAAATATTCACACCACAAATTCTATGGTTCTGAAATGACCAAGATGGTTTCATATATGGAATCAAGAGGTGGTAAATTTTCAGAAACCGTATTCTATGGTTTACAGATTGTACTTAAACAATACTTAGAGGGTATTGCTATCACAAAAGAAGAAGTTGATGAAGCTAACGAAATGTTAGGTAATGAATTAGGTATCTTTGGTCGTGATGGTGTATTCGATAGAAGTAAGTTTGATTACATCGTTGATAAATATGATGGGAAATTACCTATCAGCATCAAGGCGGTTCCAGAAGGAACTATCGTTAACACTAAAAATGTGTTATTCGTAATCGAAAGTCTTGACCCAGAATGTGCATGGTTGACCAACTTCTTAGAGTCAATATTGCTTCAAGTTTGGTATCCGATTACCGTTGCTTCACTTTCTAGAGAAGTAAGAAAAATCGTTACTGCCGCATTCGTAAAAGGAACAGCGTATGATGCTGGTCTTATCGACTTCCTAGTTGATTTCGTA